CAGCCTCCGCTCGGGAGGGCGGGGAACGCATTACTCCCCGCGCTCCTGAGCCCTCGGCGGCAAGAGTGGGATGACAAGGGCAAAGCCCTTGGTGTTTAGAGATGAAGATAATTAATTAAATTTGTTTTGTGCTTAAGAGGTGAGTGTCAATTCGGCACTATTTGAGTCAATAAGAAACGCAGCGTGATATTTATTTGTATGCGTAAATATTTTGCTCCAGGCGTGTATAAATAGAGCTACAGATTAACCCGCAAGCCAAGTAACAAGCCGTCGTAGTGAATTGCTATTTCACTCGCTCGGGATCGCTCGGCCTGCAGAAAGCGAAGACGCGCAATTAAGCGCAACTAGAGAGAGGAAACACAGATGGCACGTTCGACTATGGAAGTTGCATTTCTCGGCACTCAACGCTTCGACGGTGAAGCCGGCCAGAAATACATCAAGGTCTTCTACGGCGATGAGCCGGACGGCAAGACCGAGCACGGCCTTTCCATCATCGGCATGGCAGCAGCGGACGAAGTAGCCGATGAAATCTTCGCAGCCGGCGCCCAGTTCGAGCCGCTGCAACTGGTGCGCATCCATTTCGAGATTGCCCGTGGCGGCCAGAACAAGGGCAAGAACCTAGCGCTGCAACTCGAAGCCGTGAAGCCACGCAACGGCACCGACACCCCGCGCACACCGACCCCACAACCACAAGCCAAAGCCGGCGACCCGGCCAAGGCCAACTAACCGGGAGGGGCGGCCATGTTGATCAGTGACCGAGTGATCTGCGACTGCTGCGGTAATGACATGGGCAAGCTCATGGCGTTGCCTGCCCCGCAAAGCGATCTGCTGCCGGACCTCAACCTGCCGCCCCATTTCGCCGTCTGCCCCGACTGCGAACCGCTCGAACAAGCCGCCGACCTCCTCGAGGCCGGTGCATGAATTTTATTGCCTGCGACGGTGTTTGGATTCACGGCGGTTCGGGCTTGCCTGAGTGCAATGGAGTCCTTCACAGCGTGGCGGGTAATGAAATGCGGAATCTATCCGGTGCCGCTTTGAACTGGGAACAGGTTTCTGAACTGCAAGGCGAAGTGATGGTGTTGTTCGCCATTGTTTTCGGTTTCCTCGTCCTGAAAAAACTCCTGTGATACGAGGTCACGTTATGAAAAAGCATTTCATCAAGAAGGTTGGCATTGGCGCTGCCGTTGCTATGTCCGTTGCTGCCGGTTCTGTTTTCGCTGCGGTGCCTGCTGAAGTAACTGAGGCTCTGGGTGACGCGAAAACTGACGGCCTGGCCGTTGCCGGTCTGGTACTGGGCGTAATCATCGCGATTGCTGCTTTCAAGTACATCCGCCGCGCGCTGTAACTGAGCGCTGCACTTGTGCAAGTGCCGTAGCAATAAACCCCGCTTCGGCGGGGTTTTCTTTTCCAGGATAACCG